CTATCTTGCGGACGATGTCATCATAGTTACCACCGTATTTTAGGATTTGCACAAGTTGATATGCCTGCGTTGGTGTCAACTCACCAATTTTTTTGAGGGAGTTGCCTATGTTCTTTAAAAATATCTCGTTTGCGCGATTCGTACGTTCAACCAGTCTTTCAACTAACAAATTAATTTGTTCTTCGCTAATTTGCTTTGCCATAGGCAATCACCTCATTTTTTTATGCTTGTAAAGCATCCCAATCACTTTTGCTTATTATATGACTAGAAATATTGCTCCAATAATTTGTTGCTACCCAATCATTATATAAATTATCTGGAACTATAATTTTGCAATCACTTGAAACACTATTAAATACATTTGAATTTCCCAATGTAGGAACTGAAGTATGCTCACTAAAATCTAAATATGCTAATGATTGACAATATCTAAAAGCATTACTACCAATACTTGTAACACCACTAGGTATTTTTAAACTAACCAAAGCATAACAACTAGAAAATGCAGAGTCCCCAATACTTGTTACACCACTTGGTATTACCACAGTACTTAATGAAGAATTACTACTAAATAAACTCATACCTACACTTGTCATACTATTTGGCAATATTACATTTTTTAATACATAGCAACCATTAAATATATAACTCCCCATAGACGCATTATCGTTTGGTATTATTATAGATGAAATTTTAGTACCCTGATAAGCACCCATTTGTATGCTATTTATACCTTTTGGCATTATTATTCTTTTTAATAAAGAACAATCCATAAACGCATAATCACCAATAGATTGTGTGCCATTTTGTATCACTATATTTTTTAAAGACATACAATTACTAAAAGCCTCTGTAGATATTGATTGTATGCCAATGCTTGTACTTGGGATTGTAATACTAATCATTGAAGAAAAATTTTTAAAAGCATAATTTTTTATCCAACCGACATTTCCTAACTCAACTTTTTGCACAGAGTTTTGATATGCTCTATTTGAACCGATTAGCGTATCACTACTACTAGTGCCACCAACAGAAATTTCTGTAGTACCAGCAATAGATATTACATAATCACCAGCATTAGCATAAGTATGTTGTGTTGAAATTAGAGTGACAGAACTTATACCTGTCACAGAACTGGTGGTATTATCACCCCAATCAATAATTGTAGTACCATTTAGTGCAAATTTCAAAGTTGGTGATAATCTACCTTCGTATAATTTAATATAAATTCTTGTTGCGTTATCATCTGTTATATACATTTGTCCTATATCTAACATTCCATGATTTGTCACATAAGTTTTTGCGTCGCTCAAAGTCCAGTTCCAACCTTGTGCTGTTAAACCCTCATGAGTAGGATTTTCAGGCATAGCAGACAATGCTTGAAACGCTTGTGCTGTATAAGAATACAACCTAGTTCCGTCATAATCGTAGAAGTTTACGTCTTTTTCTTCTGGTTCTCCTCCACCACCACCCGTTGTTATACTGTCTACAAAATCAGCATAATCATCAATAGTTTCACTTGCTATTTGGTGTTGTGCGTCGGTTTTTGCGTTTATTGAACTTTTTAAACTTGCTTTTGCATTTTGTAATCTCGTAATTTCACTTGCTATACTCATTTAAAACCTCCTATATTGCACTCAATAGGGTTTCTATATTCCCTATTGTTGTATTTATATAAGTGACATCATATACATCGCCACTCGTTGTTGAAGTTGAATTTTTAACTTTACTTGTATCTAACTTACCACTAATATCTTGGTGTTGGGTTATAACTGTTCCTAAATCTGCTTCACCACTACTTGCTATGGTAGTACCATTCATTTTAACACTTGTGATAGTACCTGTGTATGTTTCACTTTGTAATGCTGTATCGGCTTTACCTAGACTTGTCTGTACTGCACTAGATAAGTCTGTACTAGGTATTCCACCACTAGGCAAATCATATTTTGCACTCCAAGCAGTTTTTTCAGTTGCATTTGTTAATTTGTTTGTCGTACTTGTATCATCAATTAAATCAGCACTTAATTTATTGCTACTTGTTATCTCGCTTTGCAAACCACTAACTAAATCACCTACTGGTATATTTATTGTAGAACCACTTTGTAATGTTAAAATTATCTTTTTATTTGTACTATCATAAGAACCATTTACTACGACACTTTCTAATGGTAAATCAACTGTTCCTGTACTAATTGTAGTACCTGCACTATTTTTTAGGTTCATTGTCATTACATAAGTTGAACTATTTATACTTAACTCTATTGTAGCGCCTGTATTTGTTGCTAATGTGTAATAAGTTAGGTTGTTCACATCTTTTGTGATAAAGTTTGATACATCCGGAACATCTATTGTAACATCGCCTGTCTGCCCATTGACAGAAGTAACTGCACCGCTACCTCCCTGGGAACTGATTGTAAGTGTGTCGCCGCTTTGATTCAATGTTATGTTTTCTCCAGCTGCAAGTGTCAATGTGTTTACACCGTTGATTTTTGCGTCTGCTCCGTCCTTGCCGTCTTGGCCTGCTGGGCCAGGAACGCCTTGCTCTCCTTGCTCGCCGTCAAATATTTGTACTGATTTTTCCACACCATCTCTGTTTGTTATTGTTACTGTTGCAGTGTTGCCTTCTTTTACCGCATCAATATCAACATTTGCAACTTCCTCAAGGCCATCGTGCAATGCCTGCTCGTATTGCTCAAATTGTGTTGGTGTGATAACCTCATTGCTGCCAACATAACTGCCCTCGCGCAAGAACATCTTTAATGCCGTTGGACTATAACGAAGCTTTAGCTCCTCGTTGTCAACTTCGTAGCCATAAACTTTTAACACAAATTCATTGCTAGTTTGCAAGATTTCATATGGTATGTCGCACTCGTCGTTTAATATAACCATGTCGATGTTTGTGTCGCCGTCAACAAATACTGCTTTCTTTATCAAACCATCGTAATCATCTGTGAAAGTAAACTTGCACTTGTCGACCTGATATTCGCCCTGGTTTAGAACATATCCGTTTGTCAATGATATGTTTGTTTTAGTAACCTTAATTTCTATTTTTTCCATCTTATTCCTCCGTTCCTAATAAGTCTTTTATCGTTGGACTTTCGTTTTTTATTTCTGCTATCTTCTGCTTTGCGACTTCTTCTTCTTCGCCGTAGACTTTCTCACGATACTCTACTCTGCTTGTAATTCCCATGTTGACCTCGCGTTCTAATCTTTGTTGTGTAGCTGTCTGGTTTTCAAACCTGCTGTAATCCATTGTGATCTCAATTTCGTTTTCACTCAACTCAATGCCCTCGAGATAGCATATTGCTTTTACCAAATCAATGATAACATCGCGAATAACTGTCTCGAATGTTTGCTTTGTCCTGAAGGCATCATCGTTTTGTGAAATAATCTCGGTTGCAGTCGCTCTGCCTGAACCGTCAAATCTGTACCAGTCTTCACCAAATCCTAGATCGCTCGAATACCAATTAAGCTCGGCATTGATTGAATCGATGTGTTCCTTGTATCGCAAGTCGAAACTGATATCCTTGACCGGTTGGTCTTTCATTCCGTTCATCGCAACGTATGTGCGGTCGTTTCTGTCGAAGTATAGTTGCTGTGATATGTTGCCATCCTCGTCAACCTGTGGCGCGCTTTTCAACGCTGTCTTGTCCACAAGTATTCTTCGTTTGCCATCAATGAACTCCATATCGAAACTATCGTATTTGTTATCAATGGCTTTCAACTTGTCGATTGAGTTCGCAAATATGCTTATTCCCATCGGCGAGTTGATGTCAAGGTTGTTAGCAAGCGCAGGTTTAATAATTTGAAAGTGTGGTGTATCAGTGTATTCTTCAACTAACTGTTCCACATCAGGGAACTTCAATGCAAAGTCTATTTCCTTGCCAAGTTGTGATTTGTCTTTCGACTTGTATAACTCATTGTACTTCCTGTAAACCTGACGCAATTCATTGGTGTTCTTGTCGCGTTCTGCCTTGAACTCGTGGTAGGTCAAGTGCGTGTAATACACGGCTTTCTTGCCCTCAACTTCTTGCCACTGGTCGAACACTATGAATCCGGTTATGTTGAAATTATCGTATGCGTATGGAACTATTACTGACGGATCATTGATGTACTCAATTCTCGTTCTGCCAAGACCATCCTTGTATTCGGTCATCGCCGTTGTTCCAAGCCCACACGCTAACTCTATCATCTGCGGAAACATAATTGTGAAGTTGTTTTGCTTGCTGTCTAGCACGCTCCACAATTTTTTTGTTTTCTCGTCGCTCGCAAGTTTTATGTCGCATTTGTTGCTCCACAATAACTTCATCATGTCGTTGGACGCTTTCTTCGCCATGTTCATCGTTTTCTTTTCGCATTGAACTTCTGTGCCGTCCGCTATTTTGATGTTGTAAAAATGGAAGTCGGCAACGTTGCCTTGAAACCAGCTTTTCCATTCGTCAATGTATTCGTAGTAGTCTTCGTTTATTATATCTATGCCCTTTTGATGTAACTGTTCTTTTAAATCTTCATATAATGTCATCTAATCTCCTCCTTAAAATTCTAACCCCAGCTTCTGCAAGTTATTCTTTACCCAATATTGGAAGTCATCACAACTATGCTCGGCGTAGTAATATGAATAGTCGTTTGTGTGCGTGTTGTAATACGTCTCGCCTGTGAGTTCCTTTTCTTCTTTGTCCGGCTCAGGTTTACCCTTTTCCACGCTATCTTTCTTCCACATATAATTCTTTAATTCTTTTATGTGTATCCAATTATTCATCGTGTTAAGTATAACATACTTCCCCGTATCTAACAAATCCTGCGAGTATTCGATAAGTTCCTCTTTCGTCTTGCCTTTGTTGACCGGATCTAACTTAATGCCGAACATCGCGAAGTATTGGTTTCGCAACGCACCCTCGGCGGAATCTATTGTTTCTGTGTCCACAATAGTTTGATACTTTTTGCAAATGTACGTCCTGAAATTGAATAAGTCCTGTGCCAACTCGCTCGGTGCTTTTTTATATGATTTTTCGTGTGGTGAATAATAGTAAGTGTCCAAGCGATACCATCGGCCATCCGTTGCATAGCCATAAGCACCGCAAGACGTTGCTGACGTTTGATGCCCACAGTCGATTGAAAAGTCCACATACAATATTCGCAGTTTGTTCTTTTCAATGTAATCCTCGGGTTCTATTATTAGCAAGTCAGGGTTGTATATTAATCCTTCAATACCGATTACTTCACCCAGGTATATCCAACGGTAGCGTTTCTCGTCGTATTGTTTCAAGCGCTCGGCTTCATCTATAAATATCGAACCAAGCCATTCCTTCGGTACTGTTCGATAATCACTTTCACTAAATAAATAGTCGTCGCGCTTTTCTTTGCTTTCTTTCCACAAATTTACCCAATTATATTTGTTTTTTGGGGGGTTATAAGAATAAAACGCATTAAAATAATCATTGTTTCCTCTTGTAAAAGTTGCAATTATTTGGTCTATCTCATCAGGATCATCCCAGCCAGTGAGTTCTTCAAACCAAACTTTTTTTATAGGGCTTTTCTCGTCTATTGTTCCTTTAACGG